GATCAAGCTTTGTATACACTGCGTAAAATATCTAAGCGGCTCGGAAATATCGAGTACACTCTCTTTAAAGGGTTTACTACTGACACTCTTGTTACTCCGCAAGTTTTTGATTTTGTATATATCGACGGCGGGCATAGTTATGACACAGTTAAGCATGATTATTCCATGGTCAAAGACAGTAAGTTAATTGTATTTGATGATTACAAAATTCCAGGAGTACAACAGGCAGTAACAGAAATAGAAGCTACTGGAGTTGCTGTAGAAATTGTTAGCACTCCGTCAAAGCATACTTGGGCTGTTATTAGAAATTAATATATTCTCTCATATGGCGCCAGCAGCTACCATCTTCTAGTTCGCTAAACTTCCAATGAAACATACTAATACGCTCTAGCCATTTTTGTCTATCAAATTCCACAGGAGTTTCTATTTTAGAAAAGTCAGTGTGCGCAACTTCTGCGCATTGGCTTGTTTTAGGACCAGTAATAAAAGCAGGATATCCCATAATGATCGGACCTACTATTGAGCTACTATTGTGGTTAACTACTGCCCATGCCTTGGATAAATCTTCTTCAAATGTTGTTCCGATATTAATTTTAACACCAGGCAAACGTGTAATCTCAGGTAAGTTTAAATAGCTGCTTGCATGTCGATCGTTGGGGTGTCCCCGGACAATAATCAATCGATTGCTATACTTTCTAATCTCTCGAACAGTAGATAAAATCCATTCAACTACTCCTGTGTTGGCCATACTCCAACCGCCATTGCGCTGGCAGCATAGCACAATGTTTCTGCCTACAGTTTTATGATTACCTAATTGTATTCCTAAGTCGTTGCTTATCTGTTGCCATCTTTTTGGATCCGGATTAGTGTCACAGTATATTCCCGTATTAGGAAATACTCCATCAAAGCTATATCTTAAATAATGATGCGGCTCATTTGTTTTATCTGCATAAAGAAATAGGTTACTATCGGCAGTGACTACATGTCGATTTCTTTCTCGCTGAGTAGTAATTATATCTTGACGCAGCTTTAAGTGAAGTGCTTCTTTACCAAACTCATGTGTCCACCCTTGTATTACAGCAACGTCAGAATTTCTAATCTTAAAGTTGTCTACTACTTTGCCATTGTCTCCTGCTTGATCTACTCCGGCAGCAAACTTTGTCAACAGATCTATTTTTTCTGCTTTCTTATTCTTTGGTGGAATAACTTTGAGATAACTATACACCTTCATTTACAATATTCCAAGCATATCCTGACTGTAGTTCTTCTAGTGTAAATTGACAGTACGACAAGTGTTTAGCAAAGTTAACACGAGTTTTGTCAGCTGGAGTTTCTAATTTTTCGATATCACTAATGCGAGTACTACATACTGTTGACGCAGCGTTAGGTGCAAGTGCAATAGCAGGCACACCGTACAAGATAGCTTCAGTGGCAGCAATGCTATTAAATGTAATCAAGCAATAAGCATCATCAAGTACTTGCCAAATTGTATTGTTTGTAACTCGTTCACGTCTTGTTGGCTTTTCTCTAATTTCAATTTCACGAATAGTATGTCGTTCAATTCTTCTCACAGTGTCACGAATCCATTGATTTAAATCTCTATTATAGAAGTTCATCACTTTGTCGCTCGGCGGACATATTAAAATCTTTTCACCTTTAGGAGCCGGTGTTAATTCCCATCGAAGTTTAGTTAGTCTATCTTCAGGTCGTTCTATTATAGGTCCTAAGTATTGTAAATTATTTTTTGTTACTCTATGATAGTTCTTTGCTTTTGATCCAGCTACTTGTAAATACCCTGTATCAATTGCATAGAAGTCTCTACTAGTGTCCATGCAATGTTTTATTGCCTCTTGACTACTTTTTCCAAGTCCTCTTATTATCAAAGGACTTTTAGTATTTTTCTCACTGCTCCAATTTGATATCCTTCCTGTTGACCCTTGTGCAAACGATTCGCAAACTTTATCAAAGACAAGTCCTTTTGCTCCTAAGTTTACTTCTTCAGGATCGACATTTATTGCGACTGTTTTAAGTTCTTTTGCCATTGCCTTCATTTCCTCTTTGGTGCTGTAAAACTGTTCAATTGGATCTAACAGTCCCTTCAGTGCTAGGTTTAGATATTCTTTATGGAATTCCGGCAATGATAGATCGTTAATATCTATATGGCGCTTGCGCTCAATTTCTAACTTTTTTTTTTATATTTGGCTCGCGTGTTGCTTTGTGCTAATAGAGTTTTGTAATATTCTACTTGATATTGATACCAGTCAACCGCGTATTCGCAATTTTGATATTCATCAAACCACGGGCCGCCTTCAGTGTAATGAATAAGCCTAGGTGCACCATCTTCTGGTTCGTTATACCATCCTACTAGCCAGTTCCATTCGTGACTAATTTCGCCAATCTCTTCATCTTGCAACCAGCTAAATCTGTGCAAGTATGCTCCGTTGATTTCTGGCTCATTTACTAGTTCAGTGGTTAGTTTTTGATTACTAGGATGTTCGCAGTTAAACAGTACCATACTTGACCAGTTTTTTCTTGGATAGATGTGTTGCTGTTGCCCATCCATCTTAACTCCTTCTTTAGGAGTGTAGTCATGGTGTACGCACATTACAGCATATTTTTCGTTTACTTGATCAAACAATTCTTTAACATCTCTTTTGAATATCATATCACAATCTATAAACAACGCCCAGCCTTTGAACCCATTAAGTTCTGGTACTAGAAAACGAGTAAATGTAAATTCTGTTGATGCTAGCTTGTCAACTGACCTGCTGTAATATCCGCGTTTGCGAAGATCAGCTTGCTTCAACGGAATCACTTCAACTGGCACGCTTGCTGTATCAAGGATGCTTTGCTTGCATATTTGAAACGCAATATCTTCTCTGCTGTCCCATCCAACGTAAATCTTTAATGGGTTAATTTCTTCTGACAATGTCTTCCTCCACGCACTGTTCTCCGTACTGTACTTCTAAAATGTGACAAGGCTGTGCTGTGTCGTTTCGTGCCTTGTGCCACGTACCCTTACCTATTATATATCCGTTGTTTAGTGGATGCAGATTTATAACTGATTTGCGGCCCTGGTATTCCGTTGTTAAATGGCATATTCCACTAAGTACATACCAGTGCTCATTTCTAATTTGGTGTTTTTGATCGCTTAGGCTTTTTCCCGGTAGTATTACTAATTCTTTTACTTTGTAGCCTGGTTTCTCGTCTAGTACTCTGTACCATCCCCATTCGCGTTCTGTTTTAGGATTCTTCCATTCGTCTAATATCCAGCTTGACGAATTCTTCTTGTCATCACCGCCGATACCCCAAGCAAAAGTAACACCGTACTGATTCTTGTACATGTCGTATTCTGGGCAATTGCCTTGTTGCCTATCTCCGCCATTGGCAAAAATGATTTCGGTTTGTTGCCCGTGTGTTGACATCACTCGAAATAAAGCGTGGCACGCTGTACCTGATGAATCGTCGAAACCAATAACTTGATCCACCATGTCCAAATGTTTAATGATGTTACACCGTTCTTCAAAGGACATAAATGGCTTACCCTTTTTTCGAGTAAGCCAATCATCTGAATTAACTCCAACTATTAATTTATCACCCAAAGCTTTTGCTGCTTTGAAGTACTCGATGTGCCCGCTGTGTAAAGGATCGTAGCCGCCCGTACAGAGTACAATTTTCATTTTTTAACAATCCTTCCTTTAATGTAGTTATTTGGCTTTTCGTTAGGAAAACAAAGAATTGAATGATTTGTATTCGGATCGTAAAACCAAGATTTTCCTCGTTTTCCGTTTCCTGCTGCATATCTTTTAGCAGGGTCTTTCATTTGTTCTTTTGACTTTTGTTTTCTTATCTCAATTTGTTTAGGGTCCTCAAATTGTTTTCGGTTTGCTTCTTGAAGTTTTTCTTTTGTTTTTTTGTTGTGTGCTTTTCCAAGCATCGGAGGATCTTGAAGTTTTCGTTTTTCCTTCATCAAAGATCGAGTTTCGTCAGAATGTGTTTTTCCATAATAAGGATTGTTTATCCCTTTTTGTGATTCACCTATTACTTTTTTAGTTTCTTTAATTATAGATTCATAACCTTTAGACGATATTTTGTATCTTGTTTGATGAGAATTTTCTCTAATCATCATTGTTCTAATAGCATAGGACATTTTTACTTTATCTTGGCCTTCTGTCATTTTAACAAGAAGTCTATGACAAATAAAATGTTCTTTTGCTGTAATCGCCACTAAGTTTTCTTTTTTATTCGAGCCACCTAAACTTTTTGGGATTATATGATGATTCTCTTTATAAACTGATTCTTCTAAAGGATTATTTTTTCTATTAGAGATAATGCTGTTATACCATCTTGTATATTTGTTATTCTTAAACATACAATTATTTATCAAACTTTGAATCAAATCCGCCTGTAACTAGTACAACTTTCTTGATTGATTTCATAACGGTATTTATATTTTTGTTACAGAACAGGAATAATATTTCGCGTAAAGTAATCATGTATTATGTGCCCAAATAAAGTCTTTTCGAATGCCATCAACCATAGAATAATTTAGTTTTTTAATTTATTATTGATCATATTTTTCCTTTAAATGAAACCATGGATCGCCCCTTAGTATTTCGTCTTCTCTCCACTGACAATAACCTAAGTTATATAACCATTGATTTCTTTCAAAGTATTCTGGATTTTCTAATAACGACAAATCTTTATTTGAACACTCCCAGGCCATTGAACTAGGGCACAAGCTGAACGTAGGAATTCCTTCGCATATACTCTCAGTTAATGCGTTACTGTTGAACCCGACAACAGCTGAAGCATTATTAAAGTCTTCATACAATCCGGCTCCGCCCTCTAAAGGCTTGGCGCCGTGTGTATTAGGTGATATTTCTACATTGACAATATTGAGATTATGAATGATTTCCAATTGCTGCTCTTGACGCAAGGGATGAAGTCTTAGTCTTATTTTCCGATCAGTATTATTTCTTATATCAGCTACTGTACTGCTTAAGAAATTATCATAAGTTTTATACTTCTCTATCAAATTCTTTAAGCTACTGTCGCCTGGACGTTGTAATATAACTAAAACGTATTCGCCCGATTCTTTCCAGTCTTTAATTTCTATTTGTTGTTCTTTTTGAATTCGTAACCACCTGTCTGGGGGAGAATTTTCATTGCAGTAGTTGCCTTCGTCTCTAAAATAACTAGTCCAACTGTACCTGTGATATGCCATAGGGCTAGGCGGACGAATCATATTCTTTCTAAAAACTGAACTTTCAGTAACTAAAAAAGGCTTATTGCTATCTAAAATAAATTGATAATATTTTTTAAGCTTCTTTCGCTTCTGACTAATAATATTATTTTGCAAATAGATATCAGCTGACAATATTGTTTTTTGGTCTTCCCAAGGTACTATCTTAAAATTAGGCAGTTGAGGGATAGGGTGATTTCTGTATGCTTCTTCAATTCCGACTATTAATGGTTCAGAAGTTTTCATTTACAAAAACTAGTCCTCTATTTCTGACAAAGGCTTTTTTCCGCTTGTGTGTATTCATTGTAGAATGTTCTCTTAATTTCTTTGTCTTTAATTTGTCATAAATTAAGTTGTATTCTGCAAACGTATCAATCCAATACTGCTCTTCCTGTAAATTAACATGATGATGCCCGGCCCAGCCCGGCGGAGCATAAGTCATTATTACTGATTTACAACACTGAAACGCTTGCATGTAATTTGGTATATATTCCTCGTACACATGCTCAACAAACTCTACGCTCCAGCCTAGATCGTATTTTTTTGTTAATGGAGCAGGACCCGTTGTAAAGTCGTGTATTAAAAAGTTGTCTGCATTATATCGGTCGAGGGTGTAATCTCCATCAACTCCGAAGCTTTTAAATCCTTGCTCTTCTGCTAGCTGCACCATACCGCCTGGACCGCATCCAATATCCAAAAACGATTTACTATTAAGTTCTTGTGCTGCCCATAGTAATGCACCTTTGTCTAAATGAGTTTTGTTAGCGTGTCCGCCTAAATGTTCTTCTAATGTTGCCATATTTCTATATCCAATGAATTTCTCTAAATATTTATCAGTAGTTTTTTGATCGCCTTTTAATGTTAAAAACGCACTATCATTTTTGTTCTTTCCAACTGTAATCCATTCTACGCCAACTGGCATAAAGTTGTATTCATTGTCAAGCTGGGGCATAACTAGTTGATCTCTGCCCCATTTCCAATCCCTTATCGGCTTGGAATTTAATGCCTTGGCATACTGGTGCCTAAAATCGTCTTGTCCAAAAGTGACTAAGCCGGCTAACCAGCGCCCATCTTTAGGATGCTGCATAACGTAGTGAGCGTCAAACAGCGTTGCAAATTCTTCTTCTGTAAAACTTCTTGTACAAATAGTATCAGCATCGAGTGTGATAAAGCTTTCATTCATCGGTATTTTAGAAGCTGCTATAAATCTAACAGCTTGGAGATATGCTATCTTTACTTCGTCGTTTTGAAACTCTATTTCTTCTACGGTGTATTCGACAAACTCTAATTTTTCTAGGTTGATAGGATTAACAACGTGGCATCTTAATTTAATCCAAGGGCTATGATGATTGATTGATTTCAACAAACCGATCCCCCAATCATCATAGTATAATTGGTCACAAGCTATTAGTATACTATATGCTTGCATCTTCCATTCCTGCTACTCGTAGTTTAACAACGTTGGTAATTTGCCATTGCTTTTGGTCAAGTGCTTTTAATACACCTAACCATTTGTTGCGCAGTAGAGCAAATTCATTGATTAATATTTCGTAGTCAACTACTGCTTGTTCGCCATCGACATATTTTTCTACGTCTCTACTTGACAGAGCACGTTGATAGTTTTCTAGATATTTCTTGAAAAACGAGCTACGCAACTTGCGCAGCTCGATGTTCAAAAAGTGGAGTATTGCTTCGATCTCCTGAAGCTGATTAAATCGATGTTCAACAATGCCCGGCATTTCTGCCGCAGCCTTTTCAACATTACCTTTAAGCTTTACTTCAACTCTTGCAGTAAGAAGCTCAGTTTCATAATGCTGTATTGCTGAAGGTAGTTGTCCAAGATCACGAGTGACCTTACTATACCATCCCATCTTTAATCCCACTCCTCCGCTTCGTCGTCTACATAACCTTCTGCGTCAATATCTAAATAATATCCAATCGCAGCGTCTAGCACAGCATCGTGTCCTAGCACTTCTTTGAAAGATACATCACTCACACCGTAGTCTGCTAACATATCAACAAATTTTTCTGCTACAACATCAATCTGCTTCTTATCCAAATATTCTTTAAATAAAGTCCAAACATCAGCTATTTGTTCTTCATCCATGGCGTTCACTCCTCGTTATTTTCTTCTTCAACTACTTCTACTTCAGCTTCTAATGCTTCAGCTTCTCTAGCTTCCTTCTCGATATTTAGCAGTTGCTCTTCCTTGGCAGGTAAATCAGCCATAACTATTTCCAGCTTGTCACCAGTCCAGTTTTTGCGGAATTCAATAACTTCTTCGCCATCAGTTGTCATGTACTTGTAGCGATTGCCTTGCTTCTCTAACAAGCCTCGTGCCTCAAATAAGTCAAACAATCCGCTGTAAGGATCCATGCCAGTTGAATAAGGAATCTTTACCTGTACACCTTCAAATGGCTTTGAGTATCGTGTTTTCATAACCTTGCAGCCAGCACGAATACCGTGAACCTGTGACGTTTTATTTCCGTCTGCGTCTTCTTTAAGCTTCATCTTCTTCATAGCCACAACAATACTTGATGCATATACGAATCCGCTGCCGCCTGAGATCTTGTCGTCCGGGTCAAACATATCCTGCGATGCGTAAGTGTGATTTGTAACAACCATGCCTACATTGTATGAACCAAACATGTTGACACAGTTTGTAACCAATGCTTTAAGTGCCTTTGCTTTACGTCCAAAGTCACCTTTCATATCACCTTTGTTAAACTGGTCTTGTTCAGTTGGTGACATAAGCATACCGAGTGAGTCAACTACAAACAACACCTTTGGGCGTTCATCTTCATTCATTGCTTTGTAGTCTATCATGAATGTTGAAATAGTCTTTGCCACGTCGTCGATCATTGCCATGTTAAGCTTTAGTAGTTTGCTTTCATCTGTGTCCACGTCTAGTGCGTGTAACCATGATTCGTCTAGTGCGTTCTCTGTGTCAATAAGCACAACATAAATTCCTTGTGCTTGTGCTTCTTTAACTATATTGCCGCTGGCAATATATGACTTACCTGCGCCAGATTCACCAGCAAACACACTCACTTTACCGAGTGGAATGCCTCTTCTGAATTCACCGCTGATAAGATAATTGAGAGCATAGTTGCCAGTTGAGATCCAGTCTGTAGGATCGTGGAAACCTGCGCTCATTCCCGTTATTGATTTTGTTAACGAGTTTCTAAACTTCGTAGGGTCAAATGTCTTTGATACCATTAATTTCTCCAAATTGGTTTATTGTACTGGGCCGTAGCCCAGTACTTAATAATATTCAGTTATAGTGTTATTATTATGTTTCTTGTCTGTTACGAATCATTGCAAGAATATTCCTTGCCGAATCGTCTGACGCCGGTGCAGGTGTTTCTGCTGCCGCTTCTTCATTGCTCTTAAACGGAATGTCATCGTCTTCATCTGCTGCCTCTTGCACAGGTGCCTTAGGTGCTGCTGGCTTCGATGCCGGAGTTGACTTGTTTGGATCACCCGTCTTTGCTTGCATACCTGCAGGACGGAAGTACTGGCTCCAACGATCTGGATCGTATGGTTCGCCATCGACACTTGCTTCAAACATTTCCATCATTACCTTTAGTTCGATTTCGCCTGGCTGCTTCGGAAGGAAGTCGCCCAAGTTAAACAAACCGTGTGTATTGACTGCTGCCATTTCTTCATCATTTAGAGGACGCTCACGACGTGCCCAGTTTGATGTACCGTAGTCGGCATATCCGCCTTTTGAGCCTTTGCTTAGACGAAAGTCAAGTCCGTTTGTGTAGTCAGTTGGCATATCTTCCATATCCGGGTCAAGCAAGCTTGCCTTGATGATTTGGAAAATCTGTGGTCCAATAATAAATCTACGAACTGGATTCTCTGGAGTTCTGTCATCTGTCAAAGGATTGTCTGCTACAAAACCTTGGAATACGTACGAACGCTTCTTCCAATACTTACGACCCATATCTTCAAGTGTTGGATCCTTGAACCATCCACGTACTTCGTTCAAAATGTCACATTTTTCACCGTACATTTCCATGCAAGGAATTTGTACTTGTACTGGACGAGAATCTGTCTCACCCTTGATGCCCTGGAATGGCAGCTTAATCATAAGACGTTCTTTCCAGAAAAAGTCGTTCTTATCATCGCCGTCAGGTAAGAAACGCATAGTACACGTCTCGCCTTCTTTGATATTCCAAAATGGGTAAATTGCTGAATCGCCTGGTGCGTTGTTTCCACCTGTGCGCGATTCTTGTTCTTTGAGCTTTGCTCTGATTTCTGATAGTGATGCCATAGTAATTGCCTCCTAAAGTTTTTGCCTATCTATGTGCTTTTGTGCCTATAATGTGTAGCACTTATTACATACTACACGATATTATTTATCATGTCAAGCGAAAAATGTCTTGAAAATGAATAAGTTAGCGGATCAAAGACCCGCTAACCTTGAGATGTCATTTAGTTCTTGTGATTCTTTTTCACTGTCTAATGGAGTCAACCGCCAGTGTCTAAACTCTGTTTGGTCTAATGTTTTAGTTACTCGTTTGCCTCTAACTGTTTCGCGATACTTTACTGGAGTGTCTAGTTTTACTAACACGTCTCCCAGTGTGCTTGGCTTGATTACTTCTCCTGTGATGAATCCGCCTTGTGGATAGATTTTAGTAGGATGCCAATCGCCGAGTCTATCCTTTTTCATAAAAGGACTTGTACCACGTACATTTATGCGAACACGTTGACCTGGTTCGAACTTTTCAGCCGCATCACGATCTTTATCAAAACGCTTCTTAATCATTGAGGTTTGATATTCTGAACTTTTATCAAAATCAGTTCTTTTCTTAGCGTTGCCTGGGGGTAGATCTAAACTCATTTGATCGTCATCTGCTTCTTGAATGTCAGGTTCTCTAAATCCATAACGCTCTGATACAAGATTGTTAACCTGCTCTATAAATCCCTTTGCCGGATCAATGAACTGATCGCCGTATTCTTTTTCTACCATCGTTAGTACTGATGTTTCGCCTTTTGGAAACTGGCCTGTGTGCCTGTCAAAATATGATAGAATAAATTCACCTAGTGGTATTTGTGGTTTTTCAGGTACATCTTTGTCTGGCATTTCATCATAGTCGTCAGCGTCGCCTTCGCCGAACTGTCCCATAGATTGATTAAACAGTTCTTCTAATTCTTCTTCTTCTTTTACGCAAGAGCCTTTTTCACCGCGTGTCTTGCCTGGTACTTTTTTATAACCGTCCCGGCACTTGTCATAAACTTTGCTGTTACCGTGTGCTTCGTCTACTTCTTTATCTTTTTTATTTTTGTTTGTATTACCTAATTTATCATTTATATCAGCTAATGTTTTCGAAGTTACAGGACCTAATTTTTTACGCTTTTCAGCAGCATCTGCTTGTGCTTTTTTAGATGCTTTATCCATATTACTATGCCATGCTTCTTCTACTTCTTTGTCTTTTTTGTACTTTTCAGGATCGCCTGTTCCGCCGCAATCCGGGCAACTCTTTGGGCAAGATTCGTCACAGTCATTTGCTGCTTCGCCTAGTAAATCATCCGGGCCCAGTGCTTTGGTCTTTGTACCTTCTTTTACTAGATTATAAATGTACGGAAATACATCTGATAATTCTTCATTAAACTGTTTAATAGTAAGTTGGTCAACCCAGTTTTCAGCAACATCCTCAGGAACATCTTCGAACATCGGAGTTTCAAAACCGTCAACTGCTTCGCGATAATAGTTAGGCTTTTGAAGATTTTCTATAGTCTTCTTTACAGTTACAATGCGTTCTCTAACAATATCCATATAATCAGCAAGGCTTTCTGCCATTACCGAACTGCGACCCATATAGTTTTTAAACTTACGAAGCTTTGACATTTCTTCTGAAAGTCCAGTAATGTGTCCGCCGAAATCATCGTATGGCTTTCCGCCTTCACTTACGTGACGTGCCATTGCTCTAGCACCGTTTAAGTGACGGAATGGATATTTAAATC